CGAGGCAAATATATGCCAGTACAGAAAGGTCCAGTTCTTCTTTTGAATGGTGATCAGTCAATGGTTCAACTTAAAGAGCAGTTGGAGGATATTGAATATCCAATGGACACCGATACTTACATTCTTGGTGATTGGTCGCTCCAAAACTATGCAAAATTCATAAAGTTGATGGAGGCTGTAAAACCAAAATTAGTTATCATTGACTCTCTCATTGGGTGTAGTGGAGGTAAAGGTTTTGATGAAAACAAATCTGATTTTGCTACTCCTCTTTATTGGTTAACACAAAACAATGGTTCACTATGGGAGCCAACTTCAATAATTATTATTCATCACGCTAATAAAAATGGTGGATTTAGAGGTACTTCTGCTATAAGAGATGGTGTAGATGAAACTTGGGCTCTAAAGAAACCAACTGATGATCTCGTAGGCAGAGTTGGTAGATAATACACCGGCTAATATTACCGATAAAATTTTACAAAGAATGAGATCAGTACACCCCGAAAGTCGTTCCAAATACGATCTTTTATATGATCCTTTAATTGGTGGTAAAACAGGAACTATAAGAAAATCGCTCCAAAGATTAGAGAAAAGAGGTCTTATAGAATTTGTAGAAGAAACTAAAGAAGGCAAGAAGTATAAAGCCATCCTCGCACGGGGGGAGGCCGTGGATACTGTCCCACCTACACTTAATGATAGTGATACTAATAACACTGGGTCGGGACAAGCAGATGGGACACAGCAAAGTTGTCCCACTAATGTAGACGATGGGACACTAACTTTGTGACCACCTATGTCCCACCCCTCTTGTCCCATCTGAATTCTAAGTTATAACTAGGATTAAAGCGTTTGGGACATTTCGGACGCTATCCCCCCGCACGAGGCTTATGGAAAAGACACCTAGAGACATAGTTATCGAGAACTTATTGAAAGAAGTTAAGTTTGCTATGACAAGAGATATTGTTAGTGTTACCGAAAATTTAAAAGCATTTAGAGAAATACGAGCTGGTAAGCAAGCAAAACGTAAAGCAAAACGTGTTGCGTTCAATAATCGTTGGAGAAAATCTGACACTCCTATAACATGGTAGTATAATAAAAGAAACGCTAGTTTATGACACCAGTAAAAGAAACTAAAGAATACAATCGCATCTTTAGAAAAGTATTATTTCAAGTACTTATAGACCCCACAAGAGGTAAATTATTCAAAGACTTGTGTGATGCAAGAGGTGAGAAAGCAAGTGCTGTATTAAGAGAGCTTGCGTACCAATATGCTGAAGCTCATGCAGATGGAGAAGATTATAAAGATGCAGAGTCAGAAGATTTGAGGCTTATGAATAAAGCACAAGAAAGTCGTATCGCTAACGGATTTAATTGGACAAAAAAGTGACAAAATTAAAATTACTTGATACTTTTGCGGGAATTGGTGGTTTTAGTTATGCTGCTGAAAAAATAGTAGGAGGTTACGAAACTACTAAATTTATAGAAATTAATCCTTTCTCTCAAAAAATTTTAAAAAAACATTGGCCTAGCATTCCTATTCACGATGACATCACAACATTTACAGCTAAATCTAATGAATTTGACGTCATTTGCGGAGGATTCCCTTGCCAAGACATCTCAGTTGCAGGCTTACAAAAAGGAATCACCAAAGAAACCCGATCAGGTTTATTTTACGAACTCATGCGAGTCATACGCATGGTACGACCAAAATACGTCATCTTGGAAAACGTGGCAGCGATCCTTGCTAACGGATTGGGAGTCGTACTTGGAGAGCTTTCCAAAGCAGGGTATTCTGCGGAATGGTCGATTATATCAGCAAGTTCTTTGGGAGCCTGTCATCAACGAAGCAGATGGTGGCTCGTTGCCTACCCCAACAGCGAGAGAGTGGAAGGACGGATCATGGAAATCGGTCAAGAACTGCAAATACAAAACAACTTTAGGAAGAAAAATTCATTTAGAAGTACAGAATTTACCAACACCTACAACAATGGATCATCTTCCACAGAGAAGTTTAGAATCAATGAAGAAACAAGCGACAGAACATCGCAAGGGCAGAACAAAATTAGCCAACCTCAGAGAAGCAGTGAATCCAGAAGCGATAAATCTTTTCAATCAGTTTCAAACACTACCAACACCAACAGCTTTAGAACACAAGGCAACTGCGAAAGACTGGAATCACCAATCTGGTCAAATGCTTTCCTCAATAGCAAGGAGAGGAGAACTCTCGGAAGAGACTGGACAAGATATGTTTCTAAACCCTGCCTTTGTAGAGGAGATGATGGGCTACGAGGTAGGGTGGACAGACTTAAAGCATTAGGTAACTCTGTCGTTCCACAGGTAGCTGCGATACCATTACAACGAGTGCACGATCTTTACTACAATGAATAAATTAAAAACTTTAAAATTAAATAGAATATCAAACTTAGAAAAAAAACTATTAGATCAAGATTTAAGAGGTTATGATCATTATGTTTTTATTGACGGCAATCGCAAAGCACAACTTATAACTAATGGTAAATGGGTTACAGAGTTTATTAGAACTGCTGTTGTTAAACACAATGCTTTAATATGTGAAGTTTTGAGTATGAATATTGAGGACTTTTCAGAACAAGAACTTAAAGATTTTGAGGACGGCTTGCTTTCATAATTTTTTCTACTTGTTTCATAATCATAAATTGATGAAAGAGAAACAGTAATTTATTTATACCTTTTGCTTTAACTATCTTTTCTTCAACCATTCTTCTTGCTTCTTGTTCAGCTAATTGTGTCAATGCTGAATGAAGCACCGCATCAATTTTACTTTGGTTTCTTACTAAATCACAACAAAATGCTTTTATTTTTTCAACATCATTAGACTTCATAATCTCTCTACACTTTAATTCTGTAGAAAGTTCTACTTCAGCTGGTGGAGATTCAAAGATGATCTGAAAAAAACCGTCTTTCATATCATTGAAGATTTGTAGTAGATCCAGGGAACATTCTAGATTCAATAAAAGCCACTGCCTGATCATCTATTGAGTTATCTGTTTGCTTGGCTATAGCTTTCAACAGATCCACTATCAACCTTTTCATTGCTTTTGATTTAATAAAGACTAGAAGAATAGGTTTTAAAATTTTTACCATCGTTTTTATGTGTTACTTCCCAAACATAGCTACTTTGCTAGTATTAGACAAGAATCTTTACTTTGATGGCTGAAGAGAAAGAAGAAAAAGAAGGCATCGAATGGGGTGAACTCTTTGGTCATGCTATACGATTTATGATTTTGACTTGGAGTTTATCAATGATGACTTTGGGGTACATGGGCAAGGTAAGGATTGATGGAGCTTTCACAGCTGGATTAGTTTCGGGAGTCCTCGGTAGCTATGGAATCTCAGTAGGAAACAAGAAAAGTGGTCAAAATAACAGTAATAACCCTAAAATAGTAGATAATAGTAAAAACAAAGTAGGAATTAAATGAAAAAACTGTTTGCTTTACTTTTATTTTTGCCTTCGACTGCTTTTGCTGATATCAAACAAGAATTTGTTACTTCAGCACAGATAACAGTTGATATGCCCTACGTTGTTACGAATAAAGTAGGAACTACATATTCATTAAGTGGAAATAATATTACACCATCTGTAACTGTAGGAGATACCACAACAGCAGGAAAGATTGGAGGGATCAATGTTGGATCGTTAACTAATGGCGTTCCAGCGATGATTCAAACAGATACTACAGTGACAACATCAGGATCGGCTTTTAGCAAAACAGAATCCGTAATAATGGGAGATGCTACACCATCTACTGTCACCCCTTCCAGTGGAATAGCAGCTTTACCTGTACTAAGTGGACAAACTACTGTTGGATCAGGCGGTACTGCTGGATCTCTTGCTTTAACATCATTGAGTTCTGGAGTCCATACCTGTACCGCAGGCGGATCGGGTACATCTTGTATAGGGTCTACTAAAGTTACTATAACCATTGACTAAATATTGGCTACTTGTCTCATTGGTCGTTCCAATAAACGCCTTTGCAGTGCCCGTAGTGCCTCAATTTCGTTCAGGGTCAAGTCAAACTTCAAGCTCATCTGAAAGTGTAATAAGCGAGACCATAACCAGTCATCAATATAGAACGGGATATTCATATAGTGCTTCTGGTCATAATATTGAAAGTGCGGACGTAAACAGCTATATTAATCCTAGTGCT